AACCGTTCATTTGATGAACTCGAAGTAACAGCAATGGGCGATTCTTCTCACAAGTTCGTAAAGGGCTTGGAAGCATCTACTGTAACAATCGATTTCCTAAATGACACAGCATCAGCTAACGTCCTAGCGACTTTACAAGCTGCATGGGGAACAACTGTTACAGCAGTATTCCTACAGACAAAGGGAACAGCAGTATCTGCTACAAACCCTCTATACACAGTTTCATTGTTAGTCAATAACACAACAGACATCAACGGTGCTGTTGGCGATATTGGTACACAATCAATCACATTTACTGCGAACTCAACTATTGCAGTAGCCACAACAGGTACTTTCTAAACAACTAAACAAAGGGGCAAAGCATGGCAAAGTTAAAAGTAACAAGGGCAGATGGATCAGTTGGCGAATACCCAATTACTCCATTGGTGCAGTATGGCTTCGAGATTTACGCTAAGAAGGGCTTTCACAAAGCGTTCATCGAAGACCAGAAGCAAAGCGATATCTTCTGGCTTGCCTGGGAATGTATCCGCCGTTCGGGTGAAACTGTTAAGCCATTCGGAGAGCAATTCATTGAAACCTTGACAACAGTCGAGGTACTAGATGATGACCCTTTGGCTTAGGGCGCGACTCGATCACCTATCTGATTGCTAAATTAAGTGTCAGACTCGGGATCGCGCCACAACAATTATTAGAGCTAGATGAAGTAATGCTGAGGAACTTAATTAAAGTTCTACAGGAAGATGCGAAGGAGATAGCCAATGCCAACAGAAGTAAAGGGCGGCATCGCACTTCGTAAAGCATTGCGCAAGTTCACGCCAGATTTAGCCAAAGAAACTCAAAAGGAAATAGCTAGCCTTCTTAAACCAATTACTTCTAAAGCTCGCGGATTTGTTCCTGCTAGTGCTCCACTTAGCGGATGGGCTAAACCTTCTAAAACTGGCAGATTTCCAAATTACTCAGCTAGTGCTGCTAAACGTGGAATTGGATACAAGACAACACCATCAAAACCTAATCGCAGAGGCTTTAGAGCATTGGCTCAAATACTTAATAAATCTGCAGCAGGTGCTATTTATGAAACTGCAGGTCGCGTAAATCCTAATGGTCGCTCACAGGCTAAAATGCGTGAGGTTGTTATCCCAAGCAGTAATCCTGATATTGGCGAGCATCGTTATAAAACTAGCACAGGCAAAGGTTATGGAAAAAGCAACAACCCTAACGCTGGTGAGCAATTCGTCAATGCTATTAACTCTACTGGTCAAATTAAAGATGCTTACCAGCGTAAAGCGGGACAAGCAGGTCGCTCTTCACGCAAGATGCGTGGTCGAGTAATCTTTCGTGCATGGGCAGAAGATCAAGGCAAGACCAATGCAGCAATTATTAAAGCAATAGAAACTTCACGGGATAAGTTTAATAAGGCGGTGGGATACTAATGGCTGATGTAAAGATAGATATAGCCGCCGAATTTACCGGCAATAAGGCATTCAAGCAGGCAGAAACCACAACTCAGAAGTTAGAGAAAAGCGTTGCTAAATTAGGCAAGCAACTAGCAGGAGTCTTTGCTGCATCTAAGTTATACGCATTTGGTAAGCAGTCAGTCAAAGCATTTGCAGCTGATGAGAAGGCTGCACGATCATTAGCGTTAGCCTTAGCCAATACAGGCAACGCCTTTGCTTCAATCGAGGTTGAGAAGTTTATTGGTGATTTACAACGCGCTACTGGCGTTCTTGATGACAACCTTCGCCCAGCGTTTAGAACACTTCTTACAGCTACAGGTGATGTTAAGAAGTCACAAGACGGCTTAGCTTTAGCCCTTGATATTGCCGCAGGTACAGGAAAAGATTTAGGTGCTGTATCAATGGCACTTGCAAAGGCTTATGGTGGGCAGACAACAGCCCTTAGCCGTCTAGGTGCAGGCTTATCTAAAGCCACTCTCGCATCTGGTGATTTAGATTTAATTACTAGCGAACTAACAAAGAAGTTCTCAGGTCAGGCATTAGCTGCTGCCGAAGGCTACTCAGGAGCAATCGCTAAACTCACAGTTGCATCCAACAACGCTAAAGAGATTATTGGCAAAGACCTTCTTGATGCTATGCAGCTGGTTGCAGGAGAAGAAGGCATTGGTGGAGCAACAACCGCAATGGAAAGTTTTGCCACTCAAATTGGTAATGCAATCTATGGTATTGGTGTTCTTACAAAAGCAATCAAATCTATACCAGGTGCAGGATTCATTGGTGATGTTTTAGCCGCTGGTACTCAGATTTCAGGCATTGGACTTCTTTCAAGATTAGGTGCATCAAGTAAAGCGCGTTCAGCAGGTACTCCACAGCAATCGCCTGGACAACGCAAAGCCATCGATAAAGCCAATGCCGATGCTCTTAAATTACAGAAACAGCAAAACTCACTAAAGACAATCGATAACGCTTTAACAACTCGCAAGATTACCCTTACAGCCGATCAACAGGCTTTAGAAGAACTCAAGAAGAAGTTTGATGTTGAGCGTATTGGACTTTATGCAGCTCTAAATAGTGCTACTGATTTAGAAACTCAAATGCGAATCAAATCTTTGATTGCTATTCATGACAATGATGCCGCCCTTGCAGGCAAAATTAAAGCAGAACAAGCTGCTGCTGAGGCGACAGGTTTATTTGCTAGTGCTGCTCGACAGGCTGCCTTACTTCTTCAGACTTCATATTCAGCAGGACTAAGTTCATTTAAGCAATCTGAAATTAATTCTTTAACACAGGGCAATACAACAACACCTAATCCTTTAACTCAAGCACCACTTCCAATGCCTTCTTCACCATTAGAGTCTTTCAGACAAAATGAGGCAAAATACGCTAGTGCTTCATTCCCAACTTATATCATTAACGCTTCTGGCATAGGCGACCAACAGATTGCATCAGTAGTTCAAGGAGCAATCCAAGACCTCAATAGATACGGAAGTTCAACCACTTACGCTGGAGCAATCTAGTGGCAGTTCCAACAATTAATGTAACAATAAACTTTTCAACTGGCGCATCAAATGCTCAAGCAATGCTATTTGACATTGGTCATCTCGATACAAATGTCTTTGCTGATTCAGCAGGGCTTGTAGTTGATGTATCTAATCAAGTAGATAAATTAAGCACTAAGCGCGGCAGAGATGCTCAAGCAGACCAATTCCAAACAGGTCAATTAAGCCTTCGGATTGTAGATCAGAATGGTGATTTTAATCCACAAAATACTACTAGTCCTTATTATGGTTATCTTGACCCAATGCGTAAGATTCAAATAACTGCTACTTGGAACTCAGTCACCTATCCTATTTTCTCGGGCTTCATTACTGGTTACTCAACAACAACCCCTAAGTTCACAGGCGATATTGTTTATACAACCATCACAGCTGTAGATGCCTTTAGACTTGCACAGAACGCTCAGATTTCAACAGTCACAGGAGCTACTGCTGGTCAGTTATCAGGTGCTCGAATAGGCAAGATTCTTGACGCAATCTCCTGGCCTGCGACTATGCGTGACATCGATGCCGGACAGACAACTATGCAGGTTGATCCTGGTACGGCTAGAACAGCCCTAGAAGCAATGCAGACGGTTGAACTATCAGAGTATGGCTCTTTATATGTCGATGCTTCTGGAAACTTTGTATTCCAAGACCGTTTATTTACCACCAACAGCGTAAATCAGACTCCAGTTGTGTTTAAGGATGATGGCACAGCTATTGGCTACTTCAACGCGGTGTGGGTTCTTAACGATGTCCTAATCTATAACTCAGCGCAAATCACTCGCACAGGCGGCACGACCCAAACTGCATCAAATGCAGCATCAATCAACAAACGCTGGGGCTTATGTGGCATCTAGAGCCGAAACAAAAACTCGATGCGATGCGATTGTTCTTGACCTTTACACAGACAACTATGATGCTGGAATTACAGCAGCTTTAGACCTAGAATTCTTTGATCCAGTATCAATCACCACGACTCAACCTGCTGCGGTTGGAACATCGACACTATCAGAGATTTTCCAGGTATTTGGTGTAGCTCACGATGTTACCCCAAACTCCTGGAAAACTACGCTTACAACGCTTGAACCTATCATTGATGGGTTTATACTAGGAACATCATTATATGGTGTTATCGGACAAAATGTACTTTCTTACTAAAGGAGAAAAATAATGGCTTCAGGATACCCAGCCGCAACGGGCGATGTATTTACTAGCGCAATGTACAATGGGTTAGTTGCCTATACTCTTAACGCGCAGACAGGCACAACATATACAACAGTTTTAACTGACTCATATCAAGTTCTTGTAACAATGAGCAACGCTTCTGCTAATGCTTTTAAGATTCCAACAAACGCATCTGTGGCACATCCAATAGGTACTGTAATTACAGTCCTTAACATTGGTGCAGGAGTTACAACAATTTCAGCTGTAACACCAGGAACAACAACTGTTTTATCTGTTGGTGCAACAGCAGCATCTCCAACATTGGCACAATATCGATCAGCGGCTTGTATTAAAACTGGTACAGATACTTGGTATATTGTAGGTGGCGTTGCTTAATGATTGCTAATACTGTCGCTGCTGTTCTTTTTTCAGCCCCTCAACCAAAAGCCACGGGTGGAACAATCACATCTGATGCAACATATTGGTACCACACTTTCACATCTAGTGGAACTTTTGCGCCATCAACAACTTTAAGTTGCGATTTGATAATCATTGCGGGCGGTGGTGGTGGTGGTGCTGAACAGGGTGCAGGCGGTGGTGCAGGTGGGCTGGTTTATCTAACAGCACAAAGTTTTTCCGCAAGTAAAACAGTAACTATTGGCGGCGGTGGTGGTGGTGCTACTACTGCTGGAAATGGTTCAGTA